CCTTATTTTTGAGGATCAGTCTGATCGCAACCCTCAAATACGATTACCGGATATCACGAAAAATATCCAGGGCGTCACTGTCGCCAACGACCGCAGCGAGCGAACCCAGCTTGGCCCAGGCGAAACTCGGGATATCCTGGTCACGTCTCGCGCCCTATTGTCCGACTCCACGACCCAGTTCACGGTTGACCGCTACAGTGCCCTTGGCAGCAACGTCAGGCTCAAGTGGACCGGGACGGGTACTGCGCCTGCCTTCAGGACCAATCGGGCCATTGGCGGCGGTTCTAGCACCACTGTAACCATTACCCGCGTCACGCCTTACGTTGTCCGCTTTACGAACGCGGCAGGCACCGCCTGGACGCTTGGCTCTGTGGCCATTGGCGATACGCTCAAGATTGAAAAGACCACTGACTCCTTTACGTCGCCGTTCGGCGCGACCAACCAAGGCAAGACCTTCACTGTTCAGTCTAAAGGCGCTGGTTATATTGATGTAATTGACAACGGCGGCGCCTCTCTTGATTCCGCCATCGTCCTTGGGGCGAGCTTCGAATTTGCCCTGCGCGTGTTCAGTGCCGGCCCCGTCAAGGTTGGCGACACTCTTACGACTTCAGGCGCGGGTATCAACCCATCTAATCAGGGCAAATTCGAGATTGTGGATCTCTCCTATGACTACGTTGAAGTTGTCAACCCGTTTGGCGAAACTGAGACTTGGCTTGTCGGTACGAATGTTGTTACGATTTACGATTATCTCATTGGCCTGTTTCATCTACGTGCAAGTGGCCCTATTCAGGTTAGGTTCGATGCTCAAGTGGAATGGCAATCGCTCGACCGACTTGGCGCCGAAGTGATCTATCTGGCCTCTGTAAGTGCCTATAAGATCACAGCTTATAACCCCAGCCCGTCGCAGGAAGTGACCATTTCTGCTCAGCACACGCAAGTTGTGGCCGGCTGCTAAGGAATAACGAATGGCGCCCAAAGCTAAACCTGCAAAAACCAAGCCAGTGAAATTCACCGTAGATGCATCGTCTACGGGTGATGATCGGGCAATGGAAACAACGGCCTCCATGGCTAGTTCCTTGCGTGAAGCAATGCACAAGTCTGTGAAACCACAGACGATCAAGCGCGACGTTCAAAAGAAGTACGACAGGTCTAAGGTAGCGTATTCATCCAGAGAATACTACCAGACATACGACGGCGTAGAGAGCAAAGGCTGGCGCCGGATCAGCGATTCTGAGCTTAAAGAACTAGCCCAGGTTGACCCCTACATTTCGGCCATCATTTCGACACGTTGCTCTCAGGCTGCCATCATTGCTCGCCCTTCCGAATCCAAATTCGACAAAGGCACGCGCATCCAAGAGCTTCACCCTCTTGTGCCCGATGACTTTGATACTATTGACCAATTCCGGGCTGCCCAAAAGCAGCGCCAGCACCAGATGGATGCCATTCTCAAGTGGTTTGAGGCTTGCGGCACTGACGACCGGCTCGTGCTCAACGGCGCTTTCGCCGGGGCTGATCCCACGTTCAAATTCTGTTCCTTACCCGAATTCACCACGGCTCAGATCCGAAACCTATTAACATTCGGTCGCTGTGGCACTCAAATCTTCAGGAATGACGAGTCTGTACCGTCGTTCTTTCGTCCTATTCCCATCGAGACGATCTATCACGGCGCCCCTGGCCAAGACGTTCACCTCGGTCACCGCGAAGAGGCTTCGGAGCAATCCCTTGAGGACGCTGAAGAATTCAATGCGATCACGGACGAAGAAGAGCGCCCGCATCATTACATTCAGCGAATTGACGGCCAAAACGTTAACCTTTTCACCGAAGACGACCTTAAGGTCTGGTACTTCCAAAAGCAAGCCCTCTTTGACCTGAACGGCTACCCGCTTAGTGCAATCGAACAGGCCATTTACATGGTGTTCGTCCACCAACAGACGCTTGGTTACCTCCGTAACCAATTCGTCAAAGGTTTGGCCACTAAGGGTATCCTGACTCTCGAATCGACTGAGCCCGCAGCCCAACTGTCCGACGAGGACGTTGAGCAATTGCGCCGCGACTTCCATAACTTTGTGAGCCGCAACGACAACTCGGCAGCGATTCCGGTCATTTCTGGCCCTGTCAAGGTCGGTTTTGTCCAACTGTCTCCCACGCCTAATGATATGGGCTTCCTTCAGATTGAAGAGCACGTCGTTCGCGCCCTTTGTAGCGCCTTTCAGGTGTCGCCTCAGGAAATGGGCTACGGCCATTTGTCCATTGGTCAGGGTGGCTTAGCTCAGTCCAATAAGCAAGAAGAGATCATTCGGGGCGAAGAGCGCGGCCTGCGCATGTTGCTTGATATCGTCTATGACGGCTTGAATGAGATTCTTTACGAGAATTTCCCTGAAGCTAAAGAGCTTTACCGTATCACCTATACGGGCGTGGGCGAAGATACCCGCGATGGCGCCGTGCAACGTCAGACCAGCGAGCTGAATACGACGGCCACCCTGTCTAGCCTTTGGGCAGACAGCGAAAAGACCGATCCGGTTCCGTATGGTGGCAACGTTCCTTTGGCGAATCAGTTCCACGCTAACGTAGTGAAATACATGCGTTATGGATTCGTCATGGAACATTTCTTCGGCGAAGAAGGCGCGACCCGAAAGCCCGAATACGATTTCATCATCGATCCGAATATGAACTCGGCTTATCAACAGCTTAAGGTCAATCCAGTCCAAGCTCAGCAAGAGCAAACTAAGCTCCAGCTTGAGCAAATGGAAATGCAGACCCAGCAAGGCGAGCAACAGATGCAATTGGCGGCCCAGCAAGGGCAGGCGCAACAGGCGGTTGCTGGTGATGCTGGATCGCAAGGTGGCGAGCAGCCTGCGCCTGAGGGCGGTGATGCTGGGGCTGGCGAGCCCGCTGAGAAGTCCATGAAGGACGCTTTCATGGAGCGCAGCAAACTCCAGAAATCGATCGGCATGTATTTTTCTGAGTGGATTCACGCACATAAAGAATAGTCTCAAGTTTTTGGACTGTCTGCCGATAAGGGTGAAGAGTCATGAATGATCTAGGCGTTTTTGTCGCTGGATTGACCGGAATGGCTTTATCGGGAGCGGCCATTGCGCTTCTAGAGAAGTTTCTTCGTAAGGTGCCCAACTGCCAAGTGCGTAAACCATTGGAGACTTCCATGAAAGTTCGTTGCACCAACAAAGGCCAGAACCTCACCGTCGGCAAGCTCTACGACGCCATTAGCCCAGAACCCGGTTGCGAATACCTGATCGTGAACGACAAGCAAAAACTCTTCACGTATACCAAGAGCCTCTTTCAGGTCGTGAACTTTGCCACCAGTCCGGCACCGGGGCAGGTCTGGAGACGGCCCGGTGGCTGGACCGTCCTTTTGGTTCAGCTTACACGCGGCCTCATTCCTATTGTTTATCAAACTGATAACTTCGCCTCAATTAGTGATTATCTTGTTAAAGATATTCAGAACTGGGACGAGTACGAATATATTGGCGTCCTGAATCCTATTACCGGAAAGATTGAGCCATGAAATCTATACCACGGACGCCCTCAATAGCGCCGAGATTCTTTCGGAATATTACGCGAAGGGTGCCCTGTTGGTCAGGTCTGCCAGCGCCTTCTTCAAAGGTTTGATGTGATGTATCTCGTTGAAATCCTTCAGACAAACGGTATTCAGAAGGGTCTATTCCATCGGGGCGCCTGCCATTCAATGCCGAAAGTTGGATCATCATTCGGCATTGAATTCAAGTGCCCAGAAGGACTGGAAAAGGTGCTTCAAACCTCAAAGGTCATCGAGGCCGAATTTCACCGGGATCACGTCTTTATTAAGACAACCAACTCGGTGTATTTGCTGAAGATTCTGGCAACTCCAGCAGAATCGGCAGTTTACGATGGCGATGCAGCTTGACCGTTCAATATCATTGGGTTAAACTAGGGGAATGACGAAGAAACTCAGCCTACAGCAGCAAGTTCGCCTAAGTCTTCTCAAGAAGAAATATGGCCACGACATTGCAGTAGGCAAACAACAGGGCTTCAACGTTGGTAAAAACGACGATGAGGCTCTCGCTGTTCTTGAGTCGCATCACCTAAGTGCCCAAGTCGCCGAACTTCTTAATAGTTTTATGAGTGGTACTACTGAAGGCAGCCCAAACGACGCCATGATGGCATTGGGCATTGTCTTTCAGACCGCTGCGACCGGGCTGGCTGAACTTCATAAGCAAGATCCGGAGCTTGCGCTTCGCCTTGGAGCTATGGTACAGTCTCAACTAGAAAAAGCCCTTAGCAACGGAGATTTAGATGACGGAACAAAAGATTGACCTGGCGGCGGAAGGACTGATTGGCGCTACTACTGCTGAAGCGCCGGCCATGACCGCCGAGAATAGTGAACTGGACCTGATCGCATTCGTAGAGGACACCTTCAAAAGCCTCAATGATTCCGTGGCCAGTTTCCATATCGGCCTCAAGATGATGAACACGCGCCTCGCTCAAGTCGAGAAGTACGTGTCTTATCTGCTTGAAAAAGACCCAACGATGGGTCCGAAGATGGCTGAGCTTGTTAAAAATACCGAAGCCATGGAAGCCGCCGCTGCGGCTAAAACGGTGCCGCCGGCAGGCACTTAAGTGTTTAAGGCTCCTAGCAGATTTTGTGAAGTCTGCCCGCTGAAACTATCGAAGGAACCCGGTGAGCCATGCCCGCGAGCTATGGAGCGCGTCCACGCGATTCAGGCCGAAGGTGGCAAGAGCAAGGCTGATCCTGATTCGTTGCCTGGCTGCCCATGGGCAATCGATTCGGCTGAACATAATTACTGCTTTTGGGGACTCTATAAGGACTTGGACTACAATCCAATCCCTGACAAAGAGATATGCAACCTTCTCGGCATCAACCAGCAAACATTAGAGAAAACGTTTGAATCGCTGCTGGGAAAGCTCCGGGAACTGCGCGGCACCAAGGTTATGGACGACTTGATGGAGGCTATCATGGAGCGCCTGGCCTCCCAAGATCCTGACTATACGATCTATTTGCCTGATAGCTATGCGAAGGCTGAGCCAGAGGAAACGCCGCCTGAGCCTGAAGAGGACGAGGACGCCAAACTAGCGGAAGAAGCGACGAAAAAGAAGCCCCGTAAGCACCTAGGTATGCCAGTCCACAGATCCGGCAGCAAGTCCGATCTATTCGGGTTATACTCCAAAAAGGCCTTGGAAGAGGCCCGGAGAAAAAAGAATGCCAAAAAGTAAGATCATCCCTATGAAATCACTGGCCCAATACAGGCATGTGCGGTTCCTGATGACGATCGAAAAGCAGGCCATTGTTGCGTACCGGCTTGTCATGCTGAAAATGACCAATGAAATCATCACCAAAAAGCTCAAGAAGGGCAAACTGGCGAAAAGCGAACCCCTTGAAAAGGGACTTAATGGCGATTGGCAAAAAGAGGGATATACTCTATCTGTTTTACCAAACGATCAAGAAGATTCTACTGTTTATATCAAGGCTTACGCTCCGGACAAATCTGAAGCCGGCTGGTATCATTTCGATCACGACAAAGCGTCTAATACTCTAACTCCGCTAGATAGCAGGACTGATTTCAGGCATGAGCGCAAGGGGTTGGCGACGGCGGCATACCGACATGCCGAGAAAGCTACCGGCGCCAAGGTTGTTCGTGGAGAAGTCCAGAGCGCAAAAGCCAAAAAATTATGGTCTCAACCAACTAGACCGTTTGGTAAATCCGAGGATAAAGTCGAAGGATTGGAGTCTGGCTGGAGCGAGGAAGTTCCACAGCTTGAGGTCGATCTTGAGGCCCTGACAGGCAACGTCCTCGATAAGTACATGGACGTGCTCCGGTGGATTCTTATGGGAGATCTTGCAGGCAAGGAAGCCGCTGCCAAGGCCAAGAGCCTGGGTCTCAAGGGTAAGGTCGTGCCAGGCGTCGTCCACGCGGCCTATTTAAGCAGCATCGACGCACATTCTGAACACTTTCAAGAGGTTACGGGCAATCCCGCACCCGAAATGCCGGTTACGCTCATCAAAGCCAGCTTCGATCAGATCGCTAAGCGCGTGAATAGATTCATAGATGCGACCGTAAGTCAGCTAAGGACTGATGTATTGAACGCTATGGACCGCTCGATCGTGGAGCATAACTTCAAGGCCCTCAATTCGGCCCACGAAGAGGCGCACGACCTACTACCCTCACTGGGAGCCGACGAAGCCGCGACCGAGGCTGGGGAGGCCGTTTCCGCCCCTCTGGCGGCCAAGGCTGTCAGGACTGAGCTTGAGGCCGCGACCGAGAAGTTTGAAGCTAAGTGGGATCTGGCTGTCCGAAGCGACCTGGCCATGGCTTCGGCTGCCGGCACGCACCAGGCTTTGCTTGAGATCCACGGCAAGGACAATCCGAACGTCAAGGTCGCCTGGATCGAGATAGAGGACGAGCGCGTTTGCTCGTTCTGCAAGAAAGCTTCAAAGAATCCGGATGGTTCGCACAAGCTATATTCTATGAGCGATTTCCAGCCAAGTGGCTATAATTACATCAGAAAGAAGGCTGACTGGGCTATTTCTATTCCGCCGGCTCACCCGCGTTGCCGCTGTGCCCTGGTCTACATTCCGCCTGGCTTTGAGGTCGATGATGGGGGCGGAATCCGCGCTAAGCCCAAGAGCTAAGATTGTCCTTCTGGAACAATTACGCGGCACGGTTGATGCGATATATGGAATGATGATCCGGGGTACGATTACCCTGAATCAAGCCCGTGATTTGATTGGCTAAGCTTTGAAAAAGCTTGAGGCTGGCGGTACGATTTAGAATGCTATTTAGACTTCATTGGCGAGACGGGCCAATACGTCGCCGTGGCACGATTTTGGCGAGCACCAACAGCCCAGCACCTTTCCCTTTAGTTCCGGCAAGGCGGCCATCAATTCCGGCTGTGTCTTGATCCAAATTTCGTACATCGAAATGGCATCTTGTCGGTTGGCGACAATCCATTTAGCCATCGACTCTCTCAGGTGTGAGTACGGATTGCCCCACTTGCTGCCACGGCCAATGTATACGTCATATTTGGACTTTTTACAATGTACGACGCAGCCGTCCACGTTAGCCTCACCTCTGCCATCGTTTTCCATCACGTACTCCCGTACCCGTCCCCGTACCCGTTCCCGTACCCT